TTCAACCTCACTTTTCATAGCATATCGTGGCTAACTCGTATTAACGCCCATACAATGAGCGAAACCCCACAAGAGCAACCCCCCATATGTGAGGGGTGCGTTGCGTTTTCAATAAGTCAAAGAACTCGTTCGTTCCGAAGAACATCACAAAGGTAAGGGAACTCAATCCATATATGCAAATAATAGTTTGCTATGTTGGGTATGGTTCACCGTGTGCAAACACACTTAACGATCTGAATCACAACAAGTTAGATAGCAAAACATTTATTTCACTTGAAGTGTAAGATTGAGTAAAAATACCTAGTGGTGATTGGAGGGTAAACATAGTATCATATGAGACATAAGAACGTAGCCGATGGTGGGGTGATGAGGTGAGATTTTGGGGTGAGGAGGGGTGTGGTGGGGATTGGTGTCACCCTGGGTGGAACACTCCACGCCACGTTGGTTTACAATGAGTTACGCATTCACACTTAAAGTGGTGGTTCAACTACCCACCCTAAGTGCCTAGTACTCAGATCATTAGGTAGTGGTGGGTGAAGTAAAACTTGAAAAAATTGGACGTAAATGCCTGGAAATGAGGGGGTTGGGTGCAAGATTTCGGTTCGGGTTGCGTGTGCGCACGGTCTTATTGTACTATAATCCCCACACCAAACATAACTCATAACTTTTTTAAAACCCTCATTCACAGTGGGTTACAGAGCCAAAGTTAAAGTGATGCTTTAAGTCCCCCAGATCGGTAGGATGCAATAGCGGTAACTAAAAGGAGACTGCTATAGGAATGAAAATAGTGCGCCTGTATTCAATTCTCTTGTGCGGTTGAGTTAAGAAGAAGGGAGGGGGATGTTGTTAAGACTCCCCCCACCTTGAGAGAAAAGAGAACTATGATAAAGAGAGAAGACTTTTCTTTCTTCTTAGCGAAGTTACAACAAAAAAATGACAATGTCAACCTTAAAGTAATGCTTTAACTACGTAGTGCAATTTATTGTGTATTAGGCTTTTATGTATCTTTGTGGCTATGATAGGAATAATAGCGTTAGCGGTATTTATTGCGTTGTTGTGCAAGTTTGGAAATAACAATGCACCACATCCATTCTCTTGTGGTGAGGATGGTGAGTGTTACTGTGACCTATCACCTGATTGTAAGAAGCGATGAAAGCGAAGAAGAGTACATCACAATACTACAAGGAGAATCCTGAGGCGGCAGAGAAGCGTAGGGAATCCCAGCGTAAGATCAATAAGCGTCCCGACAAGAAGAAGTATCGTGCGTTTTTGAATAAGAAGCGTAGAGATGCTGGAAGGTACGGCAATGGTGACGGTATGGATTACGACCATACGGAGAAGAAGTTTATAACTGCTAAGAAGAATAGAAGTAAGAAATGAAAGCAAAAAAGAAAGACCCTGCTAAGAAGAAAAAGCTATTAAAGAAAGCGGGTGAAGACGCTTATAATAGAAATAGGAAACAAGGCTACAAAAAGGGAACAGTTTCCGATGAGGCAAATAAGATTGCTGCTGAACGAGCTGAATACTCCGCTAAGAAAAATGCTTCTAAGGCTTACGATAACATCATGAATTTTGTAGGCGATAGAAAGTACAAAAAAGGTGGTAAGGTTTATAAGACAGGTGGAAAAGCACCAGTTGACCCTCCAAAGACAAGTCCCGACAGTAAGTCAAGTTACAACATAGGTAACATGAGTTTCCAGGGAGAGGAAGCTGACCGTTTAATTGCTTTTAGTGAGCATTTAGAGAAAGATTTTCCAAATCTAGATATGTTCCAAAGAGCAGAGCAAGTTGAGAAATTTGTAAACTCTAAGGCATACAAGAGTAATGACGCTATGAAAGCGTATAACGTAGACCCTGCTCTTAAAAATGCAAAAGCCCCTTCATTAAAAGATAGTTTTGATGATGCATTTGGAGAGTCTTCATTTGGCGGTGGTGACCCTTTTGAGGATGACCCAGATATTCAGCGCATGAGAGCGGAAGCTGCGGCTCGTGATAATAAAAAAGGGAAACGAGGAAGAAAGTACGAGTCTGGGGGCAAGGTTATAAAGAACTACAAGAAAGGCGGTAAGGTCTTTAAAGCTCACAACATGTACAGAGACGGAAAAGTGGTGAAAGCTAAGAGCATGGCGGATCACTTACGCCTTAAAAAGCAAGGATACTCCCATAAAAAGGGTTAATCCTCTAGCATAGCATAGAATTTCTGAATGAGCAATCGGGCTTTCTGCGTCAAGGCGTAGCGAACTCGGTAGCTCATTTTTGTTTCCTCATAAAATAACTGCTGATCGGGTGTCATCTTACCAGGAGAGAGCCTATCAAAGTGTTTATACACCAAATCTCGGTGCATAGCGGGGTAAATAAATCGTTCTTTGAGCTTAATACTGCTACGACCCATCTGTTCAGCGACATAGTCAGCAGTCCAAAACTCTAAATCATAGCAAAATAGCATAATCGTCATGAATGAGTAGTTTAATCCATGCTCTTGGTTGTAATATTTCAATGCAGCATCAAGATTCTTGAGGTAATTACGCTCACGATTGTACTCATAGGAGCGTAAAACACCAAATTCTCGCATCTTCTTCGTCTTGCTCCTTTTTGACTTCATTAAATTGCTTATTTTTGGTAAAAATACTAATTAAGATGACCAACCTAGAGCTTTTCATTCAAGAGTTCACCGAGAAAGCGAGTGAAATCCAAGCATTATTGGATAAATACGGTCTTGAAGAGGAAGTTTCTATGGCTTTAGGTATGTCCCACACGGATTGGGACGATGAAGACCCTAAGGTGCAAATCGCATTCACCTCAAACGCTCCAAATCTAGATGATTTTGAGGAATTGCTAGCGTTCATCCAAACGGCAACCGAAAAAGAAGCTGGACCAGAGGAAGGAACGATAGATTGGTGGATAGACAGGTTTGGGAACGACAGTTTAAATTAAAATGAATCTAATACGTAAGATTGTAATCGGGCAAAACCCGAAGGATGCCATGGCATACTATGTAGGTATGCGTGTTGGCGATAGTAAAATTGTAGTAATTGAATTTAATGAGCGAGGATACTACAAAACAGGTGAGCGTAGCTACAACATCTTCATTGAACACCCTCAAGATGGGAACATGTTCTGGAAGGAAATTGTAAATATGCCTTGCATTGTAGAGTACGACCTCCATTTTTAGTATGAGAGCATTAGGTATGTTTATCGTCCGACTTCCAAAGAAGTTTCGGGACACTATTTCTATTGCGGGGCAGGAGATGTACCTCGCTTCCAAGTTTGATGAATTCGGAAATCGTATTAATTATGCGGAAATTGTATCTACACCTGCACGCCACAAAGTGGATGCCAAGCCTGGGGATATCCTCTACTTCCACCACCATGTGTGTGTGGAGAAAAAGTACCACCTAGAAGACGACCTCTACATGGTTCAGTATGACCCAAATGGGGGATACGGATCACATGCCTATGCATATGAGACATCGGATGGTGAGATTCATGTACTCTCGGATTGGGTGTTCGTTCAAGCCCCCGAAAAGGAGACCGAGAAGATAGTTGAGGGCATCATCATCGTTGAAGAGGAGAAAGATGCTGACCACGGATTCATCAAGTATGCTGGACCCGAACTAAAGTACATAGGCGCTAAAGTTGGGGATAAGGTGTACTTCTCCAAGCACTCGGACTACACCATGGAAATCAAGGGTGAGCCATTGTGGAGAATGAGACATAACGACTTATTGTACGTGCGTAATGGCTAAGAAGAAGTTTACAACGTTAGACGCTGCACAGCGGTTGATGGGGGCTATGGAGATAGCCATCAACAACATGATTGAAGAGGTAAAGAAACCTGTTGATCCTGAGCTTAATGGTTCGGGGCGGAAGGCGGAACTACAGTCTATAAAACAGACTGCTACCGATGCACGTGAGCTATTGCAAGAAAGACAGCGAATAGAAGAGATGATACGCTCCCTAAAGGAAAGTGGAGACATTGCTGAACACAATGACTTCTCAGGTGGCTTTGCGGAACGCTTTAGCAAATAATTTAAATGGCGGGTTTAGTTAAAATAAAAGGTTATGACGAAGAGGTGGTCAACATTTGCTCCCAGGGTACGCAAGGGGAGGTTATTGAACTATCGGGTCTATACATTCAGCTTCCCGCCATACCTAGCGATGATGAAATATTGTTTGCGGGTCTTCCTGAGGGTGAGCAGTATTGGAGGCGTACCGAGATGCCGAAAGAACTATCATCTATACGTTCTATGGATGAGTGGTCGGAAAGCCCACGAGAGTTCCGCAATAAACATACTTCATTCATCCAACAGGAGTTTAAGCGTAGACGTGAAGGCGTTTGGTTTTACAACAAAGGTGTTCCTACATACATCACGGGGCGACACTACATGATGCTCCAATGGAGTAAGATTGATATCGGTTACCCCTCATTCCTAGATTTTCAGCGTAAGCTATTCACCCACTTCGCAGCATGTGAGGCTGACCCAAGATGCTTAGGGCAGATATACACCAAGTGTAGACGTTCGGGGTACACCAACATGAGCGCATGTATAGAGGTGGATGAGGCAACCCAAGTGAAGGACAAGCTCTTAGGTATTATGTCTAAGACAGGTAAGGATGCACAAGAGAACATCTTCATGAAGAAGGTGGTACCAGTGTTTAGGTCATACCCATTCTTTTTCAAGCCCATCCAAGATGGTACGACCAACCCTCGTATGGAGTTGGCGTTCCGTGAGCCTAGTAAGCGGATCACAAAGAACAACAAAACTTCAAACAAAGGAGAGGCACTAGACACGCTCATCAATTGGAAGAATACTACCTCCAACGCATATGATGGGGAGAAGCTACACATGCTCTACCTTGATGAGGCAGGTAAATGGGAGAGACCGCTAGACATCCAAGATGTGTGGCGTATCCATAGAACGTGTTTGATTGTAGGGCGTAGGGTCATCGGAAAGGCGTTAGTAGGTTCTACCGTTAACCCACTAGATAGAGGGGGCGCACAGTTTAAGAAGTTGTACTACAGTTCCGACCCATGGGAGCGCAACTCCAACGGACGTACCAAGAGCGGTCTTTATAAGATATTCATCCCCGCATATGAGGCTTTAGAAGGTTTCTTTGATAAGCACGGAATTGCTATCATTGATGATCCTGAAAAAACTATTGAGGGATTGGATGGCGAGGAGATAACCATTGGTGCAAAGACGTACTTGCAGAATGAGCGTAAGGCACTCATGGGTGACCCCTACGAATTGAACGAGGTTATCCGTCAGTTCCCCTTCTCGGAGGATGAGGCATTCCGTGATTCTACAAAGTCCTCACACTTTAATATTGGGAAGATATACGAGCAGATAGCTCATAATGAAGAGATATATCCATCACCTGTGATACGTGGTAACTTCATGTGGAAGGGTGGTGTACAAGACAGCGAGGTGGTTTGGTCGCCAGACAAGAACGGAAAGTGGCGGGTCTCGTGGCTACCACCTGCTGAATTACGGAATAAGAAGACTTCCAAGTATGGGAAGTGGCATCCAGGAAACGCCCTGCTAGGTGTAGGTGGAGTGGATAGCTACGACATTGATAAGACAGTAGATGGGCGAGGCTCTAAGGGGGCGTGTCACTTCTACAATAAGTTTAGTGTGGAATATCCATCTAACATCTTTGTGGCGGAGTATGCCGAGCGCCCACCACTAGCAAGAATCTTCTACGAGGACATCTTAATGGCTTCCATCTTCTATGGATACCCATTGCTTATAGAGAACAACAAGTACGGAATTGTGCGATACTTTGAAGCACGAGGATACGATGAATACGTGATGGATAGACCTGAACACCTTACACCCCCAGGGTCATCCCACAATGTTAAGACCAAGGGTATCCCCTCTAACAGTAAAGATGTCATCCAAGCTCACGCCCAAGCAATTGAGGCGTATGTACACGAAAAAGTGGGTCTCAACAACGAAACAGGTGATTATGGACGCATGTATTTTAATCGTACTTTAGAAGATTGGATTGGATTTAATATAGACGACCGTACTAAATTTGATATGACGATATCTTCGGGATTGGCGTTGCTAGCCTCTCAAAGGGTTGTCAAGGAAGTTAAGAAGAGTGACCTCAGCGATAAGGTCTTTTTTAGACGTTATAAGGCTAGAGAGTTATAAATAATTAGCTACCAGGTATTTAGTATATTTGCATAATTGTGGGTTTACCAATATACTAGATATGTCAAGTACAAAAAACTACGGAACATTCCCCGATCCGTTAGCGCCATACGTAGATAAGGCGTCTAAATCATACGGATTAAAGTACGCTCGTGCTATCATGAGCCAGTGGGGTTCTTCCAATGAGACCAGTTCCCTCTATAGCCGTAGGTTGAAAGAATTCAATACCAACCGAGACTATGCCAACGGAACGCAGGATACCTCAAAATATAAACAAGTATTAAACTCCCTAGACCCCAACAATGGGGATGGGACACTCTTAAACATTGATTGGTCTCCAGTACCGATTATCCCTAAGTTTGTAAAGATTGTCGTTAACAAGATTCTCTCTCGTGAACCTTACCCTAACCTTGAGGCGGTAGACCCACTATCTCTGACCGAAAAGGAACGTAAGAAAGCGGAAGTGCAAGCAGGCGTTGAGAACCGTGAGTTCTTCAATAAGATGAAGGAAGCGGGTCTTAACCCAGGAATTGACGTAGATAAGTTGCCCGACAGCCCTGAGGAAGCGGAAATCTTCCTAGACACCAACATCAAGGTAGCCTCAGAAATCGCTGCACAAATTGCTACGAACCTCACCTTACAGTGGAATGACTTCCCTGAAAGAATCTATCGTAGAGCGGTAGAGGACTTGGTGAGCATTGGTATGGCGGTAGTTAAGCGTGATAACGACCCTAACTACGGCATCACTACCAAGTACGTTGATCCTGAATACTTCATCCACTCGGAGACTGAAGATGCTACGATGTCCGACCTCAAGTATGCAGGACACATCCAACGCATGACCATTGAGGAACTCAAGCGTATGTCTCGTGGTCAGTTTGAGGAAGAGCAGTACGAGGAGATGGCACGACAAGTAAGTAACCGCTACCAAAACAACCCTAGTAAGTTTGGTAACAGCTACTACGACAAGACCCTACAAAAGACAGTATTCGGATACGATGAATACGTAGTTGAGGTTTTAGACTTTGAGTTCATGTCTGTTGACTGCCTATACTTTGAAGAGAAGGAGTCACGCTTTGGTAACGTAGGTTTCTACTACAAAGGACAAGACGAGCCTAACATGCCTAGCGGTAGCGTATTTGAGCGTAAGCCCCACAAGATGGAGCATGCCACAGTATATGGTGGTAAGTTTGTTATTGGTACTAAGTTCCTATTTGACTATGGGTTGAAGAAGAACCTACCACGTAACATCCACGACATTACTCGCACGAAGATGTCATACAGCGTTATTGCTACGAACATCCGTAGAATGATGCCTAAGTCTATGGTGTCAAGCATCAAGCAGTATGCGGATATGATGCAGTTAGCACACCTCAAGCTACAGCAGTCTATTGCTAAAGCAAAACCCGATGGTCTCATTATAGACATTGAAGGTTTGGAGAATGTACAACTTGGACGTGGTGGTGAACTACAACCACTAGAACTTCAAGATATCTACGAACAAACGGGTGTATTCTATTACCGCTCTAAAAACCCTGAAGGTGGATTCCAAAACCCACCAGTAAGAGAGATTGGTAATGCTATCCGTAACATCCAAGAACTCATTGCTCTCTACAATCAATACCTCAACATGATCCGTGATACGACAGGATTGAATGAGGTAGTAGACGGCTCAACACCTAAAGGTGAAGCGCTCGTAGGCGTTAGACAACAAGCAATATCAGCTTCTAATAACGCCATCTACGACATCACCTATGCATCACAAGTTCTCTACAAACGTGTTTGTGAGGATATTGTCAAGTGTCTTCAGGTGCTATCGCCAGACTCAGTACTCTACAAGGTATATGAGAAAGCGGTGGGTGAGACCAACATGAGTATATTGTCTTCATTCAAGGACTTGCCTATGTACAACTTCGGTGTACGTGTGGTAACAAACATGAACGATGAGGATAGAATGTACTTGGAGCAAAACATTCAGCAGTCCATCGCTCAAGGAGAGTTGGACATTGAGGACGCTATGGCTATCCGTAGATTGAAAGATGTAGATCAAGCGGAGCGTTTGTTAGTGGTACGTAGAAAGAAACGTATCAAGCAACGTCAAGAGATAGCACAGCAAAACTCTCAAATGCAGGCTCAAGCGAATCAGCAAACGGCACAAGTAACAGCACAACTAGAAGCACAAAAGATGCAACTAGAAGCGCAGCTTGAAGCTCAAAAAGCACAGATTGAAGCTCAAGTAAAAGCTCAACTGCTAGAGGTGGAGTATGGATATAAGATGGAGTTGGAGAAGATTAAGTCTCAAACTCGTGATACTAACCTTGAGCGTCAGTATGGATTCCAACAACAAGCGGAAGACAAACGTGAAAAAGCTAAAGATGATCGCATCAAAAAGCAAGCAGTAGAGCAGTCTAAACTAGTCTCTCAACGTCAAGGTAAGCGTGGCGAACTGACAGAGGAGCAGAGCGAGGACTTGATGTCTCAACTATTTGGTAATCAATGATTTAGTACCTTTGCAACATGGCAACACAAATAAATCTAGACAATTCAACAAGAGTAGATATTACCTGTCGTAAAGGTGATACATTTAGGCTTGAGTTTACATTTACGGATGAAAACAATCAAGCTATAGATATATCATCATATACATGGAAAATGGATGTAAAGGAAACAGATACATCGTCTTCTGATATTATAGCTGACGATAGTTTTACATACAGTGGAACAGCTGAAGGTGTATTAACAATTACAGCGACCTCGTCAGTAATGTCTGGAATTGAAGGTGGTATCTATGTTTATGATTTACAGTCTACAAATTCAGGTACTGTAAGTACTTGGGTGTACGGAATATTCAAGGTTAACGAAGATATAAGTGAGTAACAATATTCAAATAAAAAGTGGTGACTCTGTAAATGTAAGCACGTCTACCACTGCACCGATATCTGTTAAACCAGTATCTAAATCAACAAGCATTAGTGTTGCTGGATTTAGTGCTGCATTAGCAGATAAAAACTATGTGCATTCGCAATCAAGCGCAAGTGCTACATGGACAATTACTCACAACTTAAACAAAAGACCATCTGTATCTGTGGTTGATTCCGCAGGTACTCAAATTATATGCGAGGTTTACTATGACTCTGATAATCAGGTAACTCTGACTTTTGATGACTCAACTGCTGGACAAGCGTATTTGAATTAGTATTAAATTTGTAACAAACAAAAAAATAGATCATGGCATTAAAAATAGTATCGGGGTTATCCGCAACCAGTATATCCCTATCGTCATATCTGGATCTTGCGAAGAACGAGCTTCGTAATGCCCAGATTCAAAATTTATCAACTACGCAAATCAATGCAATTGCTAGTCCTGTACAGGGTCAGTTTGTATATGATAGCACGTTAGACAAGTTAAAAGTATACGATGGTGAGGCATGGACGCTAGTAGGTGCTGCTGCCGATGAAACCACTATCACTCTTTCAAGTAACACGCTTACCATCAAGGATGGTGGTGTTAGTTCAGCTAAACTTGCATCAAGTGCAGTTACTTCAGCAAAGATTGCTACTGGAGCTGTAACCAACGCAAAGCTTGGTGCTGATGCCGTTACTGGTGCTAAAATCGCAGACGATGCCATTGATAGCGAACACTATGTAGACGGTTCTATTGATACAGCACACCTTGCTGATGACGCTGTTACTGGAGATAAAATTGCTGCTCTTACAGTTGCTACTGGAAATATCGCAGCTGATGCGGTTACCTCTGCTAAAATTGCTGATGGGGCTGTAGGTACAGCTAAACTAGCTGACGGTGGTATTAGCACTGTTAAGATTGGTGACTCTCAAGTTACTACTGATAAACTAGCTACTGATGCAGTAACCAAAGCAAAGATTGCCGACAACTCGGTGGACATCGCACGATTAGATGTTACTGACGGTACTAGTGGTCAAATATTGAGTACAAATGGTGCTGGTGTTCTTTCTTTTGTTAGTCAAATAGATGAAGACGTTACTGCACCAAACCTTGCTCTTCGTCTTTCTGAAATTGACACTACTCATACTCAAAGTGTAGATAGCACCGATGTACTTAAAATTGGTGATTCAACAAATACGCCAGACGTACAAGTACTTGGTAGCTTTATTATTGACGGCAACCTTACAGTTGGTGGTACTACCACTACAGTAAACTCTACTACGATTACTGTTGATGATCCAGTATTTACTCTTGGTGGTGACACTGCTCCATCATCTGATGATAACAAAGACCGTGGTATTGAATTCCGTTACC